GTAGATGAAGCCGCCGCCGAGTGCGTTCATCACGTCGGGGGTGCGGGCCGAGGTCCGCGGATGGTCGACCACCACCGGGCTACCGTTCCACTGCTCGGCCCACTCGGGCGTGATGTCCTCGGGCGGCAGGTACGTCCGGCCGAGGTTGTTGTGCAGCACCTTCGAACGGACGAGCACGGCCGACACGACGACGTGCTCGCGGCCCATGTACATCTCGCGACGTACGGGGCCGGTCAGGTTCGTGGCGACCTGGATGTGATCCATGTGCTCCAAACGCAGAAGAGCCCCGACGCCCGTCCCGTGGTGGGATCTGGGCGCCGGGGCTCGAGGCAGTCCCGCGCGAGCGGGGTCCTGAACAGTCCGGCTGCTTCCTGCTGTGGCTGCTACGTTACGCGGGTCGCCGCGTGGGTGTCAAGTCCCTTGCAGCCGAGTCGCTCTCTTCCAGGTCGGCGGGCCGCCAACTCCTGACCTCCCGGAAGTCGCGCACCCCCCCCTGGTTGAGGTCGAGCTCGACTCGGCCCGTGAAACCGTCGCGCATCTGATCCGCGATCCGCTTCAGCACGCGAAGCGAGGACTCGGGCAGCTCCCTGGCAACCTTCACAGCATCCCCGCGCCGGCAGAGAACACCAGCCCTTCGCCGCAACGACACAACGGCTCTAGCGGAGGGCCGGGCGACCGTCCGAGAGGCGTCTCAAACGTGCCATCGAGCGCCACCCCGTCGGGGTTCATGCCGGGCACCGCAGCGTGCGTCTCGCGCAATCGATCGTCGGGCGTCACGATCCAGTGCCGCCTCGCCGTCTCCGGCAGGTGCCCGTCCTTTTGCGCCTGCCGCCAGCCCTGTCGAAGTCCGTGGTTCGATGCACGCAAACTCTCGGTCCTGGCGATGTTCAGCGCCCGCCGGTTCGTCAGGCTGAGCGAGTACTTGCGCTGCATCTCCTCGATCAACTCCTCGGTCATGGTGCCGTCGCGGAGCGCCTTGCGGATGCGCGCCTTGTCGACGGCCGAGAGCCGCCGGGAGCCGGTGAACGTGCCGGCACGTAGCTCCCGCGCGAGGTTCGACGGCGCGGCGGCCCAGTTCGGTGGAAGTCCGACCACCTGACGGATCGCCACGGCCTGCTGGCGGGTGGTCAGTCCTTCGGACGCGCCGGCGGCGATCACGATGCGGACCGCCTCGCGCACGTCCTCGGTGATCGCTACCACGAGGTCAGCCGCTTGCGCACGCGCGAACATGACGACATTCGGGTCCACGCGGTTGAAGCTGACGCTGACGCCCAGGACGTCGGAAAGGATGTCCGCACCCGCGGCCCCCGTCGCACCGGCCGTGCGGTGCAGCAACTCCGACAACGAGTCGCCGCCCGCGAAGATGGCACTCAGCCGAGACGGACCGATAGCGGCGATGATGGCGTTGAGGTCGCCCGACGCTATCGCGCTCCCGAGCTCCACGTCGTCGATACCGGCCTGAAGGCGGGCGACGGCGTTGAGGTAGGAGGCCGCGACCTGTGGACCGAAGCGGCGCGCGATGCGGCGCGCGACCCAGAACGAGCGCGAACGCGGGCGACCAGCGGTGGCGTTGCTGGCCGGACGGGCGAGGGTGGTGGTCGTCATCGCTTAAACTGGAGCATCCCGAGCGCCTTACCGCACGCCGTGCACTTCGGCCTGCCCGCCGCGAGTGTCACCCACGACCACGGGATGATCCAGAAGCCGAAGGTCAGCAACGTCAGGACCAGATGCAGTAGGTGCGTCGGTCGCTTCTGGACGTGCAGGGTCCGACGCGCGCACGTCTTGCACCAGATCATGTCCTGTTGGCTGGCCATCCTATTCGCCCCTGCCGCATAGCGGACATGCCGCGCCGTCCTCGTCGAAGCTGTAGAGCGCCGCGAAGTTGGCAGCGTTCCGCGCCTCGGCCTTCGCCTCGTCCTCAAGGACGCCTTCACGGATCAGTGCGTCCTTGAGCGCTGTATACGTCTTCGCCCACGCGTGCGCGTTCCGGCCGAGTTCTGCCAGCTCCTTGATATTCATTCGGCGGGCTCGACGATCACCTCACCCGCCGCGGCAAGCACGACCGTCGCCGGGCCTACAAGGCCATCTGCAGCGACGCTGCGACGCAATTCTGTGACGACCACATCGGTGAGAAGCCGCGCGCCGCCGACATCGATCTGCACCCCTACGACCTTCGCTGCCAGGTACGCCGGTCGTAGCTTCAAGGCGTCTGCGTCCACTACCTCCAACACGATGCGAGGCGGACCGGACATGAAACCGCGATCGATGTCGTCCCACGTGGTGACTTCGATCGGGTCGGCTTGGAACTCGATAGAGATGGGCACAATCCGGTGCCGGTCGATCTCTACAGCGAAGGCGCCCTCAAGTGGGCGGGACTCGTCCGCGGCTTCCGCTTCTGCGATCCATCGACCGCTTAGCGTCGGCGGCACCAGCCCGATCGCCAGCAGCGATCTCATGAACTCGGCCCTGTTCATGCCGTCGGCTCCGTCGAGGGCAGCAAGGCCTCAATGCGATCGGTGAGGTGGCCAATGGCATCCTCATCCTCGTCAGTCCGGCCGCGCAGGCGCTCGAGCAATCGCACGTCCTCCCACGTAAACCCGAACGGCTGCCCGTGGAGGCACAGGGCGGCAGCTCCGTGTGGGTGTGCTATTTCGTAGCTGGCTCCGCTGGCAGCTACGCCGATCGTGCCGTCCTCGCAGATCCACACCTGGCCGTTTTCGCCGAACTCGCCACGCTCGATGGCCGTTTCCCGCCTCGCCCATTCGTCCGGCGTCAGCGCGGCCTCAACCGTCGTCGTCATGCCGCCGCCCCCTGTTCCTCGGGTTCGCCTTCCTCCGTATTCGGCTCGTCCCCACCGTCGATCGGCTCCAGGCCCGGCGCGTCTCCTGTCTCACCCATCAGCCGCTCGCGCTCCTCCCAGACCTCCTCGCTCGGGCGGAGCGTGACGTTGCCCGCGTCGTCGACCTCAACGAGCTCGTAGGGGTCCCCACCAACCGGGGACAGCGCCTTCGCGGTGTCGGCCGTCGACTTGTTCCGCTCGCTGATCTCCTGCTCGGACGGCTCGTAGAGGTTCGGCCAGAGCGCGTCGTAGCCCGCGTCTCCTGGCCGGGGAAGCGCCCCCAGCTTGACGAGCCGGTCAATCAGCGTCCGCAGGAGGTTCGGCTCGGCGTGCGTCTCCTGACGCTCCCGGACCTCGCCGAGCCACTGGCGCTCGTCCTGGCTGGACGCGAGCTCGCCGCGTTCGGAGCCGTACAGGATGCGCTTCGGGATCCCGGCGCCGGCGGCCATCTTCGTCGCGAGCACCTCGGAAATCCCCGTCGGGTCGGGCGAGTCGCCGCCGAGCCAAGACAGCTCACCGCCTTGCATCATGAACGTGCGGCGTAGGTCGTGGTAAAGCAGCTGGAGCTGCTGGTCGACTGCCGCGAAATCGACGCCCGTCGCTTCCGGATCGGCCTTGAGCTGTAGGATCCGGTCGGCGAGCTGCCAGAACGCTTCGGCCGACGCGGCGTCGACCTTCTCGTCGTTGAATATCGTGTTGAGCACTTTCCTGAGCACCGGCTGGCCGTGCACATCGTCGTCCAGCACGTCCTCGGCCACATGGACCAGGCGGGTCCAGTGCACGCGCTCGGTGCCGGACGTTTGGGCGCCGGACCGGAACGAGCTGTTGCCGCGGCTCGTGTCGATCTGGTAGAACTCGGGCAGCCCATGACGTTCGTCGCCACGGTCGGTGACCCACGTGTCGATCCGTGCGTGGCGCTCGGAATAGCTCGCGAGATAGACGACGTCGTCGGGACCCGACAGCCGCGTAAGTGGCCGGTCGAAGTGAAGCCCGTCGCGGGTACCGATCAGGAGCACCGCGTATTGGCCGATGCGGCTGAGCCGGTCGACGCGCTTGAGGCGGCCCCAGAGGCCCAACCGCTTCGCGAGCTCGTCGAAGGCGCGGGTGAACTCCGTGCCGTCTTCTTGGTCCGGCTCGACGATCTCGGGCGGGCGGCGCCACGTCGTCTTGGCTGGTAGGTCGACGATTCTGGACGCGATCGGATGACGGTCGTAGTACGACCAGTAGTCCTCGTAGGTCGGCTGCTTCTTGTAGCCGGCGACCTTGTAGACGTCCCGTTCGCCCGAATATTGCAATCCAGCCCGGCGCGCGAAGTCGAGGCGGTCCAAGGTGAACGTGTTCGCGTCTGAGTTGCGGGCGCCCCCATTCCTGGCCGCCGCCAGCGCGTTGGTCCGGCCGCGCACCTTTTTGCCGCCCACGTCGTACCAGCCCTTGCCGGTCGGCGTGATCAGATCGTCAGCCATCGTGATTAGCCCTCCTCATACGGCAACCGTTTCCGCGAGCCACTCAGGATCGGGCGCGCCCAGCAATTCGCGGGTGCGCCCGCTCATGGAACGTACATGCCGCGCGAGCTCTGCGGAATGCAGCCGCCATTTCCGCCAGTGTGAATCAGCCGAGGAGAACGTCTTTCCTTGCGGGTGCTCAACCGACTCGGAAAAATAACCATCTCTGGTCATCGGCACGCCACAACATACGATGCGGTGCGCTCCGGCCTCCAGCGCAACGGACACGGCGAGCAGTCCCGAGGATCCTCCGCCGTACCTGTGCGCAACCCCGCGGTCGACGCCCCGCGGCTTCTTGCCCTTCTTCGCCCAAGTCACGTAGCCGTCCGGGTGGCCGGTCACGCTGCGTAT